ATCTGCTTAATTGCCTGATTCACATATGTACTCAGACCAGCCACTAAAATCCCCTGTACGATTGCTGTAAATACCGCCATTGCAATCTCCTGTCCGGTACTGATCGGGCAAGATGCAATCACCCACACTGCACACAATACAATGCCAATACCGCCTAAAATAAGTGGGATGTACTTATCCTTTACTGTCTGAGACTGTTTTAATCCCATTCCAATAAAATACAGTACTACTGCTACAACAATCAGTTCCGGTTTTACATAATTCATGGTCTGTTCCATCATTCCTCACTTTTCCTTTCCAAATCCTCAATTCTATGATTTGCTACTTTCACTTTTTCCTCTAAAATATATGTTCTTTCTACAATAGAGTTGTGCTTCTCTACCTTCTTTTCTAACTGCTCTATCCGGTACTTTACAAGCTGCGTTCCTCCGAAACTTCCAAGCAAAGTGCCGAGCAGAGATATAATTGCTACTATAACTGTATCTGTCATTTCTGTCTCCTTATTGCACGATTACCTCTCCATAACACTCATACGTAACAGGACTTTTATATTCTTCTGCAGACAATGTAACGTTTCTGTTTGTTCTGAATTGTATATTTCCCGTTCCTACAATTTGCTGTGCAACATTCATTAACATCACTAACCTTTGGTCTCCATCTGGAGTAAATGGGCATCCACGCATAATTAGTCTGTCTTTGTTATCGTGCGATCCATTTTTGTCTGTATAAATCATTCTTACCTGATACCGTTTGTATCCGCTTTTCCGATATTTTAGTTCCCAGTTATTTTCGTTATAAATCTTCCATTCCGTCTCTACACTCATGTCTTCGCTTAACTCTCGGCCCATATTTGCACTCAGTGGTGCATCCCCTGCCTGTGACGTCAAATTATCCACAATATCTTTTTTCTCTACAAAGGATGATAGTGCACTCTTTATTTCATTTATTGCATACACTAAATTCTCTTTCGATGCTGTCGCAAGGTTTCCTAAGTTTCCAATGCTTTTCTTAACATTCTTTAACTGTTCATTCAGATTTCCAATGTATTTGCTGTAAAAATACTGCAGACCTGTCCAGCTTAAAAATTTCATTTAACCACCCCCACTTTACATGGTAAACAGCGAATCTATCTCGTTGTTTGTAATACTTTCCACGTTTGCATCCGAGCCTGCCGGACCCTGTGGTCCCATTGGTCCAATGTCCCCTTTCTCACCCTTTAATCCCTGAGGTCCTTGTGGTCCCGTTTCTCCCTTTTCGCCTTTTTCTCCTGCAGGTCCTTGAATCCCCTGTTCACCTTTTGCTCCTGCCGGTCCTGCTGGTCCAGCAGCCCCCTGTAATCCCTGTGGTCCTTGTGGTCCTGTCATACCTGTGGCTCCCGATAAGTCTGTAATGTAGGTATAGGATTCAGCTCCTTTTACGTATAATTTTGCATTGTCAGCATCCTGTACATTTCCGGTGTCAATCATGACAAATTGCCCAGTCTTTACTCCATCGGATGCAAATCCTTTATTCATCGCATCAACGGAAACGAATGTTTTAGCAATTTTAAACGCTTCACCGGCCGGACCCTGTGGACCCTGTAATCCCTGAGGCCCTTGCGCACCTACTGCACCAGCTGGTCCTGCTGGTCCCTGTGCTCCAGCTGCGCCGGTTTCTCCTCTGTCTCCTTTATCTCCCTTAAATTCTCCACTTTTAATTGCTTCATCCAGCGATTTTCCATTATACGTAACATCAGTAGAAACTACTTTGTCAGTTTTCTTTCGAAATGCACCATTTGCCCATTCCTGCATTTTCTCTTTAAATGTTCCAAGTCCTGTTAAATCTAAAAATTTTGCCATGTTCTTCTCTCTCCTTTTCTTTAAAACAATCCATTGATCTCATCTTCTGTGATGATCTCGTTTCCGGCGCCTGCCTCCAGTTCACCGATTTTCTGCTCTACAGTTTTTCCTTCCGCAAGCTGCACGCTTTCCGCCATGCACAGCGGATAATTTCCATTATTCTTTGTGGATAAGGTGTTGACGATTACAACACCACCTTCAATGCTCTGTGCCATCTTTCAAACCTCCTTATTTTACTGTGACTGCTGTAGACCCCAGTCCTGCGTTTACAGACATCCATACGTCATAGCTCTGCTTATATCCGGATGCGTTGGTAAACTCCAATGTCTGCGCTTTTGTAAATCCGCCGTCAAATCCACCGACATTAAAAGTCGGAGTTCCAAATGATGTAGGGATTGCATACACGATCTTCTCACCTGCTCCGGCATTTACTGTAAAACTGCGTCCTCTGCCGCCTGCAAGCGCAGAACCCTCTAACGCAAGGATATCCGCATTTGCGAGTGATGCTTTGTTAGTCTTGCCCCAGTATACTTTTGGCTGGAATGCGATTGTCACGGTTCTGGATACAGACGCATCTCTTTCATCTGTAACAGTAAGAACGATATTCGTATTTGCTTTCACTGTCTTTCCTGTGTATGATTTCTTACGGATGCTCTTATCCAGATTTTCGGCAGCTTCGCTTGCAAACTGGATTTTCTGGGTCTTAGGTTCTTTATTTAAAGTCCATGTTACATCAGATGCAGTTACTGTCGCGCCGATTTCATTGCTGCTGTTTGTAGCTGTCAGGCTGTTAATTGCAATCTTGGTATATGCCAGATCGTCAATCTTCTGCTTGTACTCATCTGTAAAATCATTGGCAGATAACCCTTTTCCCTCCTCTTTTCTTACGTATCTTGCATCGTTTTTCTGTACCAGGTGTGCAAGTCCATCCTGATCCAGGTACTTCTTTTCTGCAGCGATCACTGCTGCTTCTGTTGCTTTTTTTCTTGGCATTTTCACTCTGCTCCTTTCATAATCTCGTCAATCTCCGAATTGGTGATCGACTCTATCTCCACAGTCCCGCCGCTGTTTGGCAGATTTACGGAGCTGATTGTATCCTTACCAGACAAAAGCTGCAGTTGATTCCCCTCTAACTGCAGCCCGTCTCCTTTTTGCTTTAACCGCTCCACGATCTGTTCCAGTGCATGTTTATCCGCTGGGGCCTCATAATCTTCTGGCTTTTTTCGTGCTTTTACACTTAACCGAATTTCAAATATGGTCTTTCCTTCTCCCGGAATAGTCTTATATACATATGCCTGGATTGTTCCACTTCTTTTCAGTAATTCATTTGGAATGTCGACTGTGATGTCACCGTCTTCCACTTTCCCAAGTACCACCAATGCACCATTCGTACATTTGTCAGTGAAATGTACTTGTATTTGTTCTTCTTCTACTTCCATTCCGCAGATCTGTAAAACCTGTCCGTAATCCCATTGTGTAAGTTTTCCATCGATATCCACACGCCTGGAGCATTCATCAAATACTGCAATTATCATTCTTATGCACCTCCTCCAAGCGAATCGATATCCGAATTCGGAATCCCCTCTATCCCTGTTACTTCTCCGGAATCACCCCGGGGAATTTCGAAATCAAATACCGCCTCTGTTTCTGTACCCGAATTTTCAACAGACGCCTCTGTTCCTGCCTCCCCGGTCGTAGTAGTTCCGATCCGTATTGTTGCTGCTTTTCCTGCCGGTCCTTCCGGACCCTGAATACGTCCTACATTTTTCCACTGGCCAGATACGTTGTCCCATACATATAGATTTCCATCTACCAGATAGGATTCGCCCGCATTTCCTGTTGGATGTTCTCTGTTCAATTCCTCTTCTGTTTTATAGGAACCCAGTATAGTAACACCCGTTCCATCTTTCCCTGGATCCCCCTGAATCCCTTTTTCTCCTCTTGGACCAGGATCCCCTTTCTCTCCTTTAGCCCCTGTTGCACCGGATAAATCTACCATGTACTCATATCCAGTTGCGCCCTTTCTATAAACCTTGGCATTATCTGCATCATCCGGGTTACCGGTACTTATCATCACAATCGCATTTTCCGGAAGACCATCGGTTTCAAATCCTGCATTCATCTGTCCTACAGAGGCATAAATCTTTTGCACGTTTAAAGCAATGCTTCCACTTTCTATGGTTCCTGACTGCAGAGAATCAATTTCAATCGTTGTAATTTCAATCGGATCATACTTCTCCAAACGATTTAGTATATCTACGAGCGCCTGATATTCATTAGTTGACTGTATTTCGGATACAGCCACTAAGTTTTCTCTGACCTCCATCTTCACTTTGAATGATGTGACAGCATTGCTACCATCAATCAAATGTAGCTGGCATTCCGTATTTCCCACTTCTGCAACCATTTGCTGCGTCAAACTGAACAGGACGCAATAATTGCTTATCACGGTTCCTTCTGTGTAAGTTTCTGATCCGCTTGGTTTCTTACAATAAATCCTGGCCTTACTGATTGTCTTTGCCATTCCGGAAATCATACAGCGCAGAAGTCTGCCCGAATCGTACTGTACTGCATAGATTGTTTGCATAATTCCCGGGTTTCTCACGTCAATGTATAAAGTTGTCGTTGTTTCCATATCACACCTTCTTTCTTATCCTGGTATCCACCTAACGAGGTAAACGTCTCCCGGCAACACACCTCCACCGCTTTTGTATCGCAGCACACAGTCCCACGGATAGTTATAGTATCCGGTTGTCCAAATTTCCTCTCCTGTCTGATCACCAGTCTGGCCGCCGGTTGTTCCGCCAAATTCATTTTGGCTGGCCTGCACAACCTGTCCATTTCCAATTCCCATTGCAGTATGGTTTACGATGTTCAGAAGGATATCCCCTCTTTGTACACCGGATCCTGTTGCCAGATTTATCTGCCCTGTCACATCCGTAAAACCGCAATTCAAAAATATTTCCCGCATATTGCCGGTGTAGGTTGCCCCATTGCTTTTTACCGGAACCCCGGCATTTTCCCACGCCTGAATCAATAACGAGGAGCAATCGTAATCCGGTCCCCAGCGGTTTGTCTGATCATATCCGTGACTGTTATCATTTGCGATTTGAATCGCCCAGTTTACCGCAGCTTCTATTTTTTCAGATCCTCCTGCATATTGACTCAGGTAGTTGTACCAATATCTTGCCTGCTGCCGCCTCTCGGCTTCCACTTCTACGCCTGCACGTTCAAAGTTTTTCAAAAATGCAGATGCCAGATATTCCGGTGATTCTCCGCTGACCTTAAACTGATCGAACGACAGCGGATATGCATCGGTTGCAATCCACTGACCAAAAGAAACTGTAACAGAATCTATCCATGTAAGCTGACCGTTTGGATCCGTAATTCCATATCCGTTCGCACCTGCCCAATTTGTATAATTTGTTGCCGGTGTCCACTGTACCAGTCCAAAACCTCCACTATAGTTTCCCTCCTGCAGGCTTTGCCAGATTCCGGGATTGATGTTCGATTCACTTTGCATGTTGCCGCATATCCCAGCAATAGCATTCAGCGACCATCCTCTTTGTTCGAAAAAGCTTAGTACTTCTCGTGCGTTTCCTTGCATCTGTTCTGTTGTCAGATAAAAATTTCCTATCGTCCATGACATCAGAAATCACCTTCTTTCGTAATTCCACCTACAAGAAATCCTTTTTCAAACCTTAGATTTGTCCCATTCGAAAAAACTGCCGTTCCAGTCTTACCATAAGCTCCGGGTCCAACGTTTTCCGCATCTAACAAAATCGCATCCTTCGTGATCCTTAGTAAGCTTTTGCTGTCTTCTTTGTTTCCATCGGTGAATAACAGTGCATTTCCAACATACGTCATACAAAGAACGCCCTCATCCTTTTTGTTTGAAAATAATATTGTTCCGTCCTTTATTGTCACACGCCGATTATCGCTCAAAGAATCGCAGATATATTTCCCTTCTGCGTAAATTCCATCTTTATCCAGTCTGACTATTTCTTTCCCGCTTGCATCCAGCACCCTTGCAACGCCACTATTATTGTCAAATCCTCCGATTTCCAATGTTCCACCTCTGATCCGATCAGCCAGCATTGTTCCTGCTGTGATAAAATCAGCAAAGAATCCCTGTCCTGTTCCAAATGTGGACCAGTCCCAGTCTCTTCCATCTGCAGTTCTTTTACTGGCAATCTCGAACCCCATTGTACCAAGGCACATTGCTCCAAACGTTTCCGACTCCGGATTCAAATCTTCAAATAAAACAGCGCGTACTTTCTGTTTTTGTGCGATGTCGGACTGTGCCCGAAACTGTGCTTTCACTCCGTTTATGATGCCGTTGACCTGTGCTCCTATCACAGTGCCATCCGGTCGGATTGCACTTTCTATCCGATTTGACATACTTGATACATCCGCAATGAAATTATATTGAAAGTCTCCCAACACAACAGATGCAACCTCTTCATTGATGCAATCCCATTCCAGTTCTATGACACGTGCATCTGTTACAATATCCAGTTTGCTGTGACGACAATGTACCGTGTCTCCGATAGAAACTTCTTCCAGTTCCCGGATATCCGCGTACAATTCCGTATCATGCAGCATAACCATATCAGCGGATATCGTAACCTTCGGCTTGTCAATTCCAGCTTCAAACTGTTCCTCGCATTTTTCTTTTAACGCATTGTTTAGTTCTTCCTGTGTATTGCAGATCACGATTCCGTTCTCTTCGTCATCTTCCGCAGCATCGGCCTTCATCTTCACATCTTCAAATGTGATCACTCCGTATTTTATTGTTGGATATTTATCAAGCAGTGGTGAGTCCACCCACGGTTCATTCCCCTCTATCATGTATCCGTTATATGCCTTTGGTACAATCCTTGTAATGACCTCGCTGGTATCAATCTCTTCCTGCAGCCCGTTTTCCGCAATGTTTTTCCCGTATAAAACCTGCACCCCATTATCGATTCCAACTCGGTCATTGACGGTGATCGTATAATTATCAAAAAGAACCTCACCGCCCCATCTGTTCAGGAAGGAGTTCTCCTCTTCTCCGCAGATTGCTTCGATCAGGTTCTTTGTCTGGTAATATGCTGTTGATATTATTCTGATATTAGATTTTCCACTGTACTTTTTATTTGGTGCGGTCATGATGTCCAGTGCCTGCTGCCCGTTTTTTTTCGTTGGACGTATATCCAACAGAAAACAATCATCAATCGCATCCATAAAAACCGGTTCCAGTTCTGCACTCACGCCAGCATCTGATTTTGCTTTCTTTTTGATCCGAAATAACTGTGTTCCATTGAATGACTCCAGTTTTACGACTGCGTCCTCTTCTATCCACTTCCAACGTCCCTCTTCATCGATCGGGTGCTGAATCTCCGCTTTCCAACTTCCGTTTAGTATTGCTTTTACAGAAGCGCTCTCCGGAAGTAATGGCATATCACCGTTATGTTCATAATCCGTATTTTCTGGTTTATAAAGTTCTATCCTTATAAGCACCTCCAGTTCGGAATCACTTTCAGATCAAATCCTCTTGAGATATACACGGTATTCTCTCCCGGTAAAAGATGTAGTTCTGCATAATCTCCATACACAGATGTGTTCATCAATTTTCCATCTTTTCTGTATGCCATCAGCCTGTCTGTATCAATCACCAGATTCTGGCCAACATTCGCTTTCATTTGACTTCCGTTTACCTGCAGGATGCACTCACCTTCACCTGTGATCAAATAGACTGGTCTTGATCTGTCATATGGATTGTAAAACACCTCTTCCGGTGTATATTCTGCTTTTCCATCTGTTCGATATCGGTATCCCTCACACGTAAATTCTACATCAAACTCTCCGACCTCTTTTACTTGCCGTTCTGCTGCATTGATCTTAGTATGTTTTACGTGATAGAAATACTCCAATTCATCGCTTAAAATCAGTTCTGTATCATCTTTTCTCATAAGCCATCTTCTCGCAGCCCGAAATCGTTCCTGCCATCTTTGAGGATTTTCTGCAAATGTAAATGGAACTGTGATTGTAATGTCGCTCACAGTTCCATCTTCTTTGAATATGCTCCCATCTCTTCCCGGTATGTTCAATTCCGTATAGTTATACTCTGCCGAAGGGATAGACGGTCTTTCTCGTACAAGTATTCCTATTTCTGTATTTGTATGGCCGTTTCTGATAATTTCATACATTTACCGTCTCCCCTTTCCTCTTTTTGTGTGATGTACTTGAGATGTAAATCCTTTTTTGGCTGTTTCTACAATATAAGAATCAAGCTTTTGATTTCCAATTTGCACACCGACATTATTGTTCAAAACAATGTTAGTCTGTGTAGCACTTGCCAGAGCTGGAGTTCCTCCGTACATACTCTCACTCATCGTCTTGGCAACTCTTTTTACCGCATTGGAAACCTTGTACACATTCTCATTGATTCCTTTTACCATTCCATCGATAAAATCCGGCATCCATGTTTCATAATCTCTCAAAGGTCCTTCATCCGGTCTTGAAAAGTGTAAAAAGGATCGAATCTTATCTCCGATTCCTTTCACTGCATCCACAATCCCGCGGACTCCGGATAATATCCCTTCTTTCAATCCATTGATAAAATCCGCTCCCCATTCCCAGGCATTATCGATCCACCCGGAAATTGTGGATCCAATTTTTTCGAAAATATCACTTACAATTTTCGGAAGTTCCCGGATTGCATTTTTAATTCCATCTCGTAATGCTTCAAACCCACTGATCGCAGTTTCTTTTACCAGAGATACCAATGTGGATACCACATTTTTAATTTCATTCCAAATATTTGATGTAATCTCCTTGATGGAATCCCAAATATTCGCAACTGCATTTTTGATATTATTTAAAATATTCTCCAGATCCGATTTTAATTTTTCAAAATCTCCAGTCACCAGATCAATCATCAATAGTACTGGTGCAAGTGTAGCGTTTTTGATGAATTCCCATGCATTTTGTGCAAGTTGCTTAATTCCGTTCCAGATCCCATTTAAATTCTCTTTTAATTTCGTAAAAGAATCTGTAATGGTTGTTACGATTGTTCTTATCGTTGGATTGGCAAGCAATGACGATAACATCTCATTCCATGCATTGGGAATCGTTTCTGTAAAAAATTCTACAATTCCGTCCCATGCTGCAAAAAATCCATCTTTGATTGCCTTTAAAATCCCGTTCACACCATCTCGGAACCATTCGCATTTATTGTATAAAGCAACCAATATCACTATGATTGCCGTTATAGCCGCAATTACAGGATGTGCTGTTATCATTCCAAGCAGTCCGGTCACTGCCGTTTTAATTCCACCGACCAACTTTGTCACAACTCCTCCGATTCCGGACAACTTCGACAGCACTCCCGCCACTGCAGATATTCCGAGTGATATCTGCCCTATTATCATTAAAAGTGGTCCTAATGCTGCCACCAGAATTCCGACTACTACAATCACCTGTTGCACGCCTTCCGGTAGAGCTGAAAATTTATTGACAAGTGCGGTAATAAGTTCTGCTACCTTCTGGACAATTGGTGCCAGCGTATCTCCAATCTGAATCGCTGCAGTTTCCAGAGATCCTTTTAATTCCTCGATTGCTCTTGATCCATCACTCATCTGAGAATTTGCCAGCCTTTGTGCTGCTTCCTGATCATTTGCCGCATTGATATATTTCTGAATCCCTTCAGTCCCGCTATCCATCATCACAGTAGCAGCTCGCATTGCATCGGATCCGAAGATTGTCGATAACGCCGCATCTCTGGATGCCGAATCCAAACCTCCAAGTTTATTCTGCAACTCCTCAGCAATCTCTGAAGCTCCAAGGAGATCCCCATTGGAATCTCTTGTCTGTATTCCAAGCTGTTTAATCATTGTTGCAGCGCTATCTGTTGGTGCCGCCAGCCTCTGGAGCATGGTTTTTAAAGATGTTCCGGCATCGCTTCCCTCGATTCCGGCATCTGCAAAACGAGCCAAAACCGCTGTTGTTTCCTGTATAGACCATCCAGCGTTTTTTGCTCCAGCAGAACACTGTGCCAGTGCCTGTGTGAGAGGTTCTACATCCGTAGAAGATGCAGCTGCTGCCCCGGCCAAAGCGTTTGCCGCTTCTGCAGACTCATTCGCAGACAGACCAAACGCTCCCATTGCCTGTACAACAACATTTGCTGCCTCTCCAAGATCCATCCCGGAAGATGCCGCAAGGTCCATTGTAGTTTTTAATGCCCCTGCTTTAATGTCGGCTTCTGTCAAACCACCTTTTGCCAGTTCTGTGATCGCATTCCCTGCATCTGTTGCGGAAAAGACGGTATCCTGTCCGGTCTGGATTGCAAGCTGTCTTAGATCTTCCATTTCAGACATGGGCTTATCAAGTGCTCCCGCCGCCTGACTCATTGCATCGTTGAAATTATTTGCCATAACAGTGGATGCAACCCCTACACCGGTCAGTGCCCCCGTTACCGGTAGCAAGGATTGTCCCACTCCTTTGACCTTATTTCCAAACTCTCCGGATACCGCAGATACTTTTGCAAGATTCGCACTTGCACTTCCTGTAGTCTCTTTTAGTGATTTCAGTTTCTGTTCTGTCTCAACAATCTCTCTTTGAAGAGAATCGAATCCTTCTGGACTGATCGGCTGTCCAAATTCATCATCTACTTGCTTTTTCTGTGCTTTCAGTTCTTTCAGTTTATCAGACGATTGGTCTACCTCTGTCTGCAGTTTTTTGTACTCTTCCGTATCAATCTGACCACTTTCTTCCATAGACTTCATGCTCTTTTTGAGCTTGTCCATTTTTTCGTTGGTCTTTACAATCTCCTCTTGAATCGGAGTATACGCCTCTTTCCAAGCATCATAATTTCCGGCGGTTTTTGCTGCCTGTTCGCTTGCCTGTTTTAAAGTTTCCAGCCTGTTTTTTGTTTCACTGATCGACTGTTGCAGCAACTTCTGCTTCTGATTCAGCAATTCCGTATTCGTGGGATCCAGCTTCAGCAATTTATTGACATCTTTTAATGACTGTTCTACACCGTATAGTTTTTTGTCAACACCGGACAGTGCCTTTTCCAACTTGGAAGTATCGCCGCCAATCTCTATGGTAATGCCTTTTATTCTGCTCCCTGCCCTTACATCCCTCCTTTACAGTGCATCAATATCCGCCTGTGTTGCAATTTTCGGATAATCATACTCATCATTCTTCATTTCGATAAACATATCGTTGATCATTCCAATGCTTAACAGGTCTAAATCAGAAATAGAAATACCGCATTGTGCACATCGAAGCATAAACAATGCGGTATTGACCTCACGGTCTATTTCCCTCTCTTTTTTTTTGGAACTGACATCTGTTTATTTTCTGATTTCCACATTTCCATGATTTCCGGCAGAATCTCATAGATATCAAATGTCTCGAACTGATCCAACCACTCGTTGATATCGTCCGGCTGGTCAGGATCGCCATGTTTATGCATCAGAAACGCAATGTTTTCAAACATTTCCAGTGATTCGATCGGGATTCCGCTTTCAAACTTACTTTCATCAAATTCTGTACCTTCTTTTGCGCATTTTTTCTGCATCTCGTCTTTGAGTTTTTCCTGGATCTTGATCTGCTTTTCAATTTTCTGCATATCTACAAAAATATCTCTCCCAAATTTCAGTCGATAAATCCGGGGGATTGCGGCAGAACTTTTGAATTTATATTCTGTTCCATTGATTGTGATCGTCTTTCTCATCCTGTTCTCCTTTTATGCTGCAACTTCCTGATCTGGAATGTACACCTTATCAAACCATTTTTCGTATAAGTCATCTGTTGTATCTGCTGTTGTCTTTGCCCGAACTGCCATTTTCTTAGCTGTTCCAAGCTGTACAGCGGATGCAGAAACTGTGACAGTGTCAGTTGTAGGTTCAATCGCGTCCTCTGTTGTGCTGGATTCTGTTGTAGGACGTGTAGAGGTACAGCAATAGAACCAGAACCGTGTTCCCCTCACATCGCCGTCAATTTCAAATCCCAGCGCAAACCGTTTTACTTTTGCAGTCGCTTCCTCCAGCATGACTTTGTTCTTGTCAATGTATTCACTTAAAATCTTTTCCCGGAACTCATCCGTGATCAGCGCCATTTCCCAGTCTCCCTCATATCCGCTATTGGAAGAAGAAACATAATACTTGATTCCATCCGCATAAAACGGTGTCAGTTCTCCCTGTGCTTCCAGTGAAAGCGATACGGAGCCAGGTACCGCAAACGGTGTATCAAATGTAATTTCTCCCGTGTCACTTTCCTGCAAAAGCGCAACATGCGCATTATGGATATTAAATTTGACTTTATCCTTTTTTGTTGCCTGTCTTTCTTTCCTTACTTAGCCCTCCACTTCATATAATACTTCATACATATTTTCTGATTTAATATACTGTTCACTTTTCTGCCAGAAGAGATCTGCTGCATCAAGTGCCGCTTCTACACGTTCTTCCAGTTCAAAGTCCTTTTCATCTGTATACAGTTCAATATCAACTTTGTTTGATTTAAAATATACCTTCCCATCTGCGGAGAAATTTCTCGTTTCCGGAATCAACCAGCAAATAAAAGGAGGATTCACCGCCTCACGTTCTTCAAAATGATGATACCGATATTCAATTTCCAGTGCATCCAGAATTGCTTCTATCCTCTCCTTTGTCATAAATAGCGTTCTATCCTTTCCTGTAGAATTTCCGTTGCGTGCTTTTCTGCAATTTTGATATGCGGGATTCCGTTCACTCTTCCACCATTCCTCTTTGCGTGTCCTTTTTCCAGCAAATGTGTAATCCGGTATTCCGGCTTTTTGGAATATACCACCATATCATAGCGGTGCCTTCCACTCAAATTTTTATCTCGTTTATAGCTCCAGTGCTTTGCATATTCACCGGTATCTCCTTCTGGTGATATGGAACGTAATTCCGCATCTGTCTGCTTCGCCGTCTCTTTCACTGCTTTTTCCACTGCTTCCTGTACATCCTCACGATACGCATCTAACTCCTGCATGACTTCGATTGCGAACTGATCAATATTAATTTTCGGCATGGTTTCTCACATCCTCATAAGTCGTTACTACTCTTTCCAGAGAAAGCAGTAAACAAGGTGGCGCTGCATCATATTTATTCTGGATCTGTATGATCTTGTACTGCTTTTCTCCGATTATGCAGATGTCCATCGTAGAAATGTCTTCTACCGGCAGAATTGCAACTACTTCGTCAATCTGATTGGATAATACCTTTGCCTCATAGAACCGTTTGATTCCAACTGTACGAAATCCGAATCGAATTCCAGCTTGCCTGGTCTCTACAATCTTCCGCCCTTTTACGCTGCAGATATCCAGTGATCCATCGTTAAATGTGATAAACTTTGTATCCTTACGTCTCGGCATTGCATCCACCCGCTTTTCTTCGGAAACTGCGCATCTGCAGTGATATGATTTCTGATTTATAATTTTGAATAAACTCATCTACCTGACCGGCTCTTGCATACATGCAGTAATTTAAGAGTAGCTCTTTTTCTTGTGTTTCGCTTTCAAAATCACAAAATCCTATTTTGCCCTCAAGGTACGCTTTTCCTCTCTCTACGATACCAGAGAGTTTTTTACGCTCCCTGATATCCATATCCCATGTAATATCCAGAAAATTCTTCACATCTTCTAACAGATCGCTCATGATTATGCCTCATTCTTTGTTACAGTCACCTGATATGTCTTGGTTGTCTTTCCATCTGTCACTTTTGCTTTTACTACATTTCCTGCGCCGGAAGCCCATGTAACTCTGCTGCCGTTTGCAATCGGTTTATCATTGTAGGTCAATTCCAGTTCTGCAGTGCTGTCTGCGATTACCGCCTGCACCGTGTTTGATGCGTCCGTTGTTGTCAAAGTGTATGTTAATGTTCCTTCTGCGAACTCCGGTGTCAGTGTATGTCCCCCTACCTTGAAATCTGCAAGATTTGCATTTTCCACATTTTCTACACTTGGAACAACTTCCACTTCATAATGCGCTGGCTGTAGATCACTGATGTCCAAAAGCATGAAGGCATTATCATCTACTGCAAATCCATGACCATACATTTTGATCAGGTAAACCCTCTCATCTTCCAGGAATCTGTAATCATCTGAATACAAGATTCTTCCGTTATTTTCGATTCCAGCTCCCATGAGGTAAAGCTTTGCCATACCAAATACAGCCTTTCCGACTCCTACCGCCGGAGACTGGATCACATCGATTGGGAATGGCAGTGTACTTACATATCCACCGCCCGGCGCCGGTCTCTGTGTTGCCGGAAGGACTTTGCTGAAATAATCTGACGGATTTACCACCAGAATCAGTGTGTCTACGGTTCTTGCCTGTCCTTTTTCATTGATTGCCAGAACAGATGCCAATTTTCCAAGCTGCACATCATTAAACTTTGTAACCTTTACTGCTTTTTTATCTGGATATACTCCACCCTTGATCGTAACAGAGTCTCCCACCTGTTTTGTCATACCGATTGGCATGTCTTTTCCAGTTCCATTGATGATACCGTCTTCCAATCCATTTGCAAGCGCTTCATACAGAACCTGTCTCACATAAGCATCCAACCATTCTGGCCCCAGATCCAACATTGCTTTACACACCGGAAGAAATGCTGACAGTTTGCTCAGTGTCACATCTACCTCTTTAAATCCGGATGTCAGCTCCTGGATGATCTCTGCGCAAAGTTTTCCCCATGCTGCTTTCTGATATCCATTCGTATTCATCATCATTCGTGTCAACCCTGTTACGGATGTAAACTGGATTTTGGACAACAGCGGATGATCTGTTTTCAAATCTTCGAATACTTTGTCAATTACGGTATATGGCATTACCACATCCAGATTTTCTACTGCCTGTTTCGGATTCGGTGCTTTCATGGCTTCTGCCAGTTTCTGATAATATTCTTTTTCTTTGGATGTCAGCTGTCTTACGCCGCGCTCAGACAGAATTCTCTGATCTGCTTCTTCTACGATTCCCCGTGCCTGTTCTATGACACTTTCCTGAATCTTATCGCACAGCTCCACAAACGCTGCCTGGAACTGCTCTGCATCTCCGGCTGTGATTGCCTCATTCATCTTCTGTACGATTGCTGTTTTTTCCATTTCTAATACATCTAAATTTTTCCTTAAATCATGCCTCCTCTAAAAAGATTTAATACATTGTTTTTTCTTGGTTTCTTGTCTTCCTGTGGTTTCTGCATTGCTGCAATCTGCTGCCGGAAGCTCTCCTGACTATTTAACTGTCTTTGCATATCGGACAGCTTCTCCAGAATCTCTTCTGTATTGACCGGTTCTGCTGTCTTTCCCATAATCTCATCAATGAGTCCATATTCCAGCGCCTTTTCCGGAGTGAGGTAAGTCTCATTTTCCATTAACTCAATCAACTCACTTTCCTCAATCTTCGCCCTTTCCAGAAAAACTTGCCGGTTTGCTTCCATCATGTCATCCAGATCATCGGCATATTTTCTCAGTTGTGTTGCATTGCCCGAGCAATACATCCACATATTGTGTATCAGTGCCGTTGTGCCTAAGCACATTTTTCTTGTGTCACACGCCTGTAGAATCAAAAACGCAACACTGTGTGCTACGCCATCCACAATCCCGACTTTCTGGTTTTGTTTTTGCTTCAGTAAATTGTAAATAGCAACGCCCTCTTTTACAGATCCGCCATTTGAGTTGATATGCAGCTCAATTGTCTGTCCTTCTGGAATTTCACTCAGTTTCTCTGCAAAATATTTTGCAGAAGTCTCCGAGTCCTTATATTCCCATGCGTTCCAGTCAAATTCTCCATATTCTGTCACATCATCATAAATGTACAGAAGTGTTTTGTTCTCTGCCTGAACAGGCTGCATTCTCCAGTTTGTTATGTTTTTCCTTGTCTCACCTCTTTCCAGCCGTTATAAAATGGGAATCTCCTAACAAAATATTGAGTTAGTATGATTCCCATTTTTGATCAAATGCTATTTCCTTGTTGTTGCATTTTTAAAGTCGTTAAACTGATCAGAAGTCCACTGAAACGATGGCATATCTTTCCCGTTGTTTGCTCTGTACACATCCTGGATTACATCCATTTCTTTCTGTGTTGCCAACGGACGGATAACCATTCCATCAAAATAACTCATTCCACCTTCATTACCTACATGAATAAAACACTGCATAACTGTTGTTCTCCTTTCATCTTTACCTGAATATCTTAAAATACAATCCCACGGGAAATTATAATACCCGTGCACACTCGCTTCTCTTCCGCTGCTGTCTCCTGAAACTCCATCGTAATCAGAAGAAAATTCAGCCAGCTGGTTATTACCTACATATAATGCCACATGATTCACTTCATTTAGAAGAATATCTCCTCTGTTCAATGTGGTTCCAACTGGCAGTCTTGTCCATCCTCTAGCACAAAGCTCTGCGGCCATATTTCCTGTATATGTAGCTGACCCGGTATCAAATCCAGCATTTCGCAATGCTGTTATGATGGAGCTTGCACAATCGTAATCCTTTGGTCCCCATCCTCCGAGACGATAGCCATATGAATTGTCATTACACATGTTTATCATATTCTGCACAAATTGTTCTACGCTTGCCATAAAAGCCCTCCATTTTCTTAAATTTTCCTGTTTATCTAATACTTTCATCAATCAATGGCCTCACCCACTTTCCACCTCCGTCAATCCTGCAAGCAGGTCTTGAATCTTACTATAATTTTTCGTCATAAAGTGCTGGTTTGCCCAGTCTTCTTCAATTCTCGGTTTTCCGAGCACTTCCAAAATATCATTGATCGTAAATGCTCCGCTTGAGATCAGCTTGTCTACTGGAGTTGCAATATCAAAAATATCAATATGCTTGACTGCCAGAGTCTCTATCTTCACATAATTTCCAGCTTTAAATCCTGTGTATCCGTTTCTCTTTCTGTTGATCTCCTGCTGCAGCATCTTAATGAGCGGATCTATCACAAAGGTCAGAAGTTCATCAATCGCTTTCCCTGTATCCTGTACATCTCCTTTGGCCAGACTCGGTGGGAAAGAAAATGCTCTTGCTGTAAATTCAAAGATGTCATCAGCTAGAGACTTGATATCTCGTGTTGACTCTGTAGAATACGTCTTTCCGCTTTCTGAAATATCCTGATATTCGTATCCGTCAAACAATGGCAACACCGCACTGTCGCTTTCAAAGAAGTTCTTAAAATGCGTGCTCATCAACTCCTGGAATGTTTCATCGAAATTCTCACTTTCCTGTGCAATTGCTCCAATATTCAGGATTCCTTTTTTTCCTCTTGATTTTTTATAGGCATCCTGCGCATATATCAGTAATTTTGAATACGTTTCATACATCCCATTTGTGAGATTCCTCATATTTTCTGAGTTTAATTCGAAAAACATGACTTCCGACATTTCCCGTGTTTCAGACAATTCGTAACCGTCAAATGTGATCCCGCTGAATCTGTACTCCTTCAATGCCAGCACCTCTTTGCTGTAACTGTCTGCCACATAAATGTGATTGTTTACTTCTACTACAAGGCATTCATTGTTCCGGTACAGCTTGCCAATCAGCTTATTCATGAATGACGTTGCATTCTGGTTCTGATTTGGTTCGTAATTCCAAAGATAATACTCCTGCCCTTTTACTTCTTTCTTCTTGATATACGTTTTAAATTCGCATTTGCTGATGGCATTTGCAATTTTATTGACACAAGTCCAGAAAGCCAGCTCTCTCAGATATACTTCGTACATAGCACTCTGTACATCTTTATCTTTCATAATGTCATCCACTGTGATCCTTGTGGTACTGCTGCCTCCAAGTTTTTTGATCAACCAGTCTTTAATACTTAATTTCCTACGTTCACCCCCTTAATAACTGTAAACCTGTATTTTCGGTGTTGGTTTTGCCCGTTTCTGTGGCAGCACGTTTTCCACAGTCATCGCCGCTACAAATGCCATAAATGGGTCTGTTTTTCTGCTTTTTCCTTCTATTTTTCCATATACATAATTTCCCATATCGGCATCATCCTCTTTTCCTGGTTTTCTTCCATGCCTGATTAGTTTTGCATTATTGGTGGCCCACCTTAATTCTGGAGCATCTCCCCAGCGCAACCATTGATTTACAAAGCAGCTATCGATCAGAGGTGCCACTTTCATAATGTCTGATGGCCGGATCAGCTTCAGATTCTTATTCACTTTCATATCAAATCCTATTTCCTGCAGATATTTTCCGATTAATGCAAAACGGAAATCATCCAAGGCTAAAGCTTTGATATTGTAGGTGCGTTTTGCTTCCTGTATATAATTTGTAAGCAATGACGGATGTATTTCCACGTCATCTACAAGCGTCAGTCTTCCGGAATCCGCCCATTCTTTCCATGGAGCCTTGATCCTCGGAATATCTTTCGAATTTAGGCACATCCATGAATGGCTGATGTCAAACCGTTCATCTCCATCTCGGAAATGAAGATCTACGGAAGCCCAATCTGTTAATTTTGTATAGTCAATTCCACATACACAGCTCCATCTTTCCAGATCCGGCAGTAAGACGTTGGTCGCTTTGATATTGTCCCACTCCGTTACACTCATTTCTTCCGCGTTTTCCGGAATATTCATTCGTTTTGTCATAAATGCCGGAAGTCTTCTCGGATTTTTCTTCCATTCTCTGTATTCTTTCCTGATCTCTTCCATAAGACTTGGCAGATACGGCAACGATGGATTTGCCATTGGCCAGTTTTCTTCCTTATCCACATCTTCCTTTTTATTCAGTTTACAGATAAATGGTAATAACCCATTATCCGGTTCGCCACCTCGTAATATCTGTTCGGAAGTTTCCAGCAGATCATCCAGCGGTCCTTCCCGCACATCACCATTTGTCGTGTAGTAAGAACGTCTTGGATGTTTCTTCTTACCAAGTCCTGTCGTAAAGACGTTTATATTCTTATAGTCTTCATATTGATGGATCTCATTAAAGATACAGATTCCAGAACGAAGTCCGTCTTTTCCTTTCGGACTGTTTGTTCTTCCCTTCATAATAGACTTTGTTTTCAAGCATAAAACCTGTTCTTTCGTCCATCGGAAGAATTTCTTTAATTTCTTTATCACAGACGGTCGTTCAAATGCGTTTATCACGTCATGAACTGGCCGCATTGCCTGGTCCTCATTATTGGCGCAGATATCTACATCGTACTCTCTGATCCCATTATGTGGGGACATTAAACACACTGATTCGAGCGCAATTGTACCATCTTTTCCCGCTCCTCTCCCCAACATACAGAATAAATCCGGCCATCTTGGAAGCCCGGATTCTCTCCAATATGTGCAATCGTGAAGTCCGATCACAAACTTCTGCCAGGGAAATATTTCTTCAAACGGGAAGTATTTTGACATCCCGATATATTTCTCCAGCTGATCACAATCTATATAAATATCTTCATGCTCAAAACACCATTTTACATGCGCAACAAGCAGCTCCTGCTCTTCGCATACTGCATATGTTTTTTTCTCAACTATATCAATCCATTCCTGAATATATGGATGTATGTTACAGCTCATCTTCATCATCTCCCGAATCATCGCCAACCGGCTTAATTCCTAGACTGTCCAGTATTTTAAGCATTTGAGCATTGACCTTAATTCTCTGATCTATCGAGTCATTTTTCTTTTGTCCTTTTTGCCCTCCGCCATTATTATATTCAACGATAGCACCTCTCTTTTTGATATCTGCGATCAGTTCATTCTCCAGGTCCCAGAAGTCCATATATTTATCGACCAGATCAATGTAATATTTTCCGGTGGTTCCATTCCGGGCCAGCTGATCAAGAAGGTCCTCTTTAATTTCCACTCGCAATAATTCTTTTCTTGTTTTTCTCGCCCTTATACCACCCCCTCCGTCACGCGCGCACGAGAAATCTCTTTTGTCGGGAGCACCCACCGGTCTCTACTGGGCAAATTAAAACCCGATTTTTTCGACCGGGGGTATCCTGACAATTTGATTCTTCTTTACCATTTTTCCTCTGTCAGCGGTTCTTTTTTCTTTTGCTTTCGATATCCATGAACCTCTTCATGACAATCATGACACAGACTGATCAGGTTTCTCCGTTTCTCACCTCTGAAGCTGTACCAGATTTCCAATGCTTTATCTGGATGCTTCTTTACATAATTCACATGATGAACCGTCGTTGCCTTTGTATACTTTCCACGTTTCTTACATAACTGACATTCATATTTATCAAGCTTTAACACCTGTTCTCTCAATGCTTTCCACTTGCCCCATGTATAGAATCTGTGGATATTTTCTCTTATGCATTTCTTTACAAATGCAATCTCATGTTCTGTCATATTCTCACCTCAATTGCAGGAGAAGGAATCGAACCTTCGACCTTCAGCTAAGGAGACTGACGAGCTTCCACTGCTCTATCCTGCTATATTTGTGCGATGTCGCACAGTGTAGGCTTTTGCCCAGAGCCTTTTATCGTCTTTGCTCAGGACGCAGAAAAGCACCTGGCTTTCACCAGATGCTCTCTACTATTTCTCACTATTCACTTCCTCTATGAATCCTTTCATAAGTTCGCTGATCTTTGAAGCCTGACTGACTCCTGCGGTTTCACATGCTTCTGCAAATTCATCCGCTAACTCTCGCTTTATCTTGAAACCCTTTGTCATCCATCCTGCTTTCTTTTGATACTTCTCCGATGCAATCGTTTGAGGTTTTGGGCTACCTACCGGCATTTCTTCCACCCCTTCCATAATCTTGGTACTACATCCATCAATAAGTAAATAGATGCTAAAATAAGAAAAATGGTTGAATAGATGTTTTTATCAGATGCCACAAAAGAAACGATTGCAAACACTAAAAACAATTCTCTAAATTTAGTTCTTTTCATTTCTCCCCAGATGAGCTATACTTCTATTAAGGGTTGGGGCTTTCGCCCCGTTCCCTACTTGAGAGCTTCTATAAGATTTGCAATCCCAGTTAACAGCGCTCCAGTTGCGATTAACGATTCGATTATCAATCTTGGCAAGCTCTCTTTTTTCTTTTGTTTCTTTTTGCTCATCTGTATCTCACCTCCTTACAAGTATATAATATCATATGGTTAACCATATTTCAATACTTTTCTCAGAGGTTTTTAAAATTTATAGGACTAATTTATAGGACTACTGCAAAAATACGTAACTTGGCAACTTTACTGGATTCTCTAACACAAGGAGTAACTTGCAGTAGTCCACAATCCGGACAACGGGAATCGAACCCGTGACACACAGCTTATAAGGCTGCTGCTCTAACCGACTGAGCTATGTCCGATCAGGATGCCTTTTATTGACACCCTTTACCCTATCCGCACTCAGGTACGCTGATTACACTAAATATAGACATATTGTCTACTTGTTTGTTTTTGCAGATCTGCGGATATCTGCGCTTTGTGATATCACATGTGACTCTACTGCTCCCGGTATGCAGCAACATGTCACAACAGCCGTGTACAGGAGTCGAACCTGTCTGCCCTACATTTGCCACGGCATAAAACACCGCCAGACGAGAAAGGGTAAAAGTCCGGCGGTGTTCCGAATGTTGTTTGGAAAGCTTTTGGAGTCTTTCTTCTAACTCCATGTTATACTATACAATAGTTAAAACGAACAATGCGAACAAAACGAACAAACTTTTATTTTTCTTTCATCCACCTCTGAAATTCCATTCTTGCACTATCTCCTGTGCAATTTCCTTTCATCTTCGCAGCCACTTCATCCCATGTCAGCCCCTGCATAACCTTAAACCGGATAATCCTCTGTATCCTTACCGGAGCTTTATTGATTACTCGCTCTGCTTTTACTTTAATCTGCTTTGCGTTCAGCTTTCGTTCTTCCAACAACCGTTCCTCTTCGTCTATATTCACCGTGTTCTCTACACATCCAGAGATATTAAAGCTCTGCGGTTGGTACGGAAACTCCGGATTACTGCCTGTCACCTTGTCCTGTACGATCGTCTTTCTTCTGTGCCGTCTGATATCTTCCTCTGTCTCTTTCACAAGTGCTTTCGCATCCATGTACTCATAGATTATATTCTTATCCACCTCAATCACCTCCCGGAATTGGCTTTTTGATGTTGTACTTGCTTGCTATGTATTCTAGAGTGTCCGTATTTGTTCTGTCAGCCCTTTTAAAATCACAGGCAAAGGCTTTATGTTCCTGTTGCTTTAAAGCTGTCTCGCAGGGCTTTCTCGTTGCCATAGTGTACGCTTCAATCTTTCGGATGACTCCCGCCGTCTCCTTTCTGCGCTTCATGGTTTCTTTTCTCATGCCGTCACCTCACTATCTTCTCTACTATCCATCCTGTAAATGCTACAAGCAACATCAGCGGAAACATTGCCGCAGCCAAATAGTCTCTCTTCTCCAATCTTACTTCTTCCATCCCCGTTTCTCTAAATGCTATGACCGCCCCCAGCCCCAGGATGTAATACAGGGCTAGAAATGCGATTATGATTGTGATGTCCATGTTATCCCTCCTTGTATGGTTCTGGTAGTGGCTGCCATGCGGTTACATATTTAGTCCAATAATATTTTTCAATATCTTTTAATCCATTAGCTTCATATCTGATATTATCTACAAATTCTTTTATTTCTGGATAATAGTATAGGTCTCTAACTATATCATCGTTCCAAATTTCTTTATCAGAACATGTACATTGATACCATCCTTTTTCTTCTGGCAGTTTATCTTCTACCGGGATCCAACCGTCATTTTTCTTCCCATCTTCATATCCAATCTGATACCATTTTCTACGGCTACATTCTCCACACTTCGGGACATCGTCCATGTGAGAACGGATGATTTCTTTTGCCCAACCAACACTTACATAATCATCACACATTCCGAATGATTCAAACTCTATCGCATGATCTTCAATCTCTTCCAAAATCTTCTCTAGTACGTTCATTTATTCCATCTCCAAAATATTTTCATTCTTTGAAATCGGTTGAGAATTATATGCAACTATCACTTCCCGTTGATATGAAAAACGACTAGCACAGCAAGGACATTCGTAATCATCATCACTATCATCCATTTCGAATCCTTCTGTTTGTTCAAGACAATAAGGACATACAATTTCATTTGTTCCTACCTGTTCTTTCGGATTATCAGGAAATTCTATGATATTAAGTTTATTCACAACAGCATATCTACTTCTCGCTGCCACCATACAAACACTATATAATTTACAATCAATCCTTAAAATATCTCCAATATATACATTCTCTTTTGTTTCTGCGAGCGGTTGAGCTGTAGGTTTTACTTCGAAGAATCCCGTTAATTCTGATTTATCATATATCTTCATCACTCCACCTCCAACATTTCAAAATACTCTTCTAAATCATCATTCGTGATTTCTAGCCACGAACTATCATCTATAGAGTCAAGATGAACATGGTCTTTCCCACCAATCATCATGTACTCACTTTCATTTAATTCGTAAATTTTCCCTTCTTCAATTACCATTCCATCGTTTTCAATCAAAAATCCATCATCATCGTATTTATCTACATAAAAAGACTTCTTGCATTTATATTTTTTCATTTGCTCAACCGTTTCCTTTCTTCTTCCCAGTCAAAAGCAGCGTACGCAATACAGTGTTTGCATTGCTCCATAGATTCCTCTTTCCATTGTTCACCAATCCCCAAGCAAGCACCGTTCTCATCTTTTTCTACGCATCCATACCTCTTTTGTAGATTGCATTTTTCTATACGTTTCTTTATTCGACACTGTTTGCACACTACCTTTTTCCCTACTGTGCAACCCCTTAATCTTGCAAAATATCCCGCCCATATTTTACTCACTCCATTTCCTGTACTATTCCATCCTATAACTTTTTCTCCACATACATCACAGTAAACTTCTGTTGTTACTTCTCTATAAATAGACATTTATTCCACCTCCAACATCTCTTGATTGTCAAAAATATTGCCAATGACTTCATTTGTGTTCGCTTCGAAAAATAAAGATCTATCTCCATTTATGCAGTATGTTCCATTTAAAAATTCAACGCGATTCAGTTTGTGTCCTAAAAGGTCATTCTCCCAAATCTTCTTACCATTCTTGTCGGTAAGTCCGGTGTACTGGCAGAGGGTGTCGGGGTCAATCAAGTCATTAAATATATTAGTTCCGTTACAAATCAGATGTTTTATCGGTTTACCATCTTCTGTTAGCGGATTGGTAATATATACGTACTGACCTTCCACCCATTCGCCGTTATCTTTTCTCTTTGCTTTAAAAAGGATTTCTCTATTCATCTTCTTTTCCTCCGTTCTGTCGCATCTGCTCTATGTAAATGTTTGTGGCGCATCTTACAATCTCCGGTTTTAATCCATCGTAATCAGTGCCTTTATAAAAATTCTTGTCGCACGATCTTTTAATCATATACAGGATATCTTCAAATGTTCGTTCTTCCACTTTCCCTCTCCACTTCATTGTCGTATTTCATACACTTTCCATCCTTGTACGCTACGCATCGCTCTTTAATACACGGATTTAATACTGGTCTAACAAAATCGCCGTTGCCAATAAGCATTGCTTTTACCTCTTCTTTTCCCGTTAAATCAGGGCAAAATAAAATCATTCTTTCACTCTCCTGTTCCAAACTTCAATTGCTGTTCTTTCTAAAGCGTAACTACGTGTAGCAATTCCGCATTCTCGGCAATGTACATACGCAAAAATCACTTCTTTTCCTCTCCGTGTTTTCCTCATCCATTAATCTTTTTCCCCTATCGCTTCGCCAACTCCCGAACCAGTTCATCATTCCCTTTTTTCGTAAGGCCTTCATTACATGTGCAATCCGGATATACACATCGGAAACAATCCGGATATTTACAGAGCGGCTTTGAAATTTTCGTTCGATTCATTTCCAGTTTTCTCTTTGTCTCCAGCAGATCCGGTACCTTGACCTGTCTTCTGCTGCCCGCTTCCGCAAACCAGATCAGTCCCGATCTCTCCAGATACGCCCGAAAACAAATCTCATTTTTCTCAATCTGGAACATAACTTTCATGTACACCCACACCTCATGCACATCCATCCCGTCAAATAAAAGTTCCTGTATCCTGGATGCGTATTTCTCGTAACCTTCCACTACTCGATCACTTCCATTTCTCTTATTGAGACTTCATAAGCTGTTCTCTCGCTGTCGCCTTTTACATAAATCCTGCTCTGTATCATTCCCATGGCTCTCACTTTTATTCCGACTGGAAGCCCTGCTGCCAGCCTTGCGTTCGAATACCAGCAAATTGCCGGGAGATAATCACTTTTTCTGTGTTTCCTGTTTACTGCAATTAAAATATCCGTGATTTCTTTTCCGAGTGGTGTCTCTCGATAGAGCGGCTGTTTACAGATATATCCAATCAGATCAATTCTGTTTTGATCCGCTTCACCAGCTTCGCTGATTCCTTTTACAAATACATACAATTTCAAATGATTTCTTTCTCCATCCTTTTCATTGTATGATCGGTATTCTCCAAAGAGCGTGATTCTGCCTCCTACATGATCCCAGATCTCTCCTGCCAGTTCTTCCGGTACCTGGATCGGTATCACATCCAGCACTCCGCTAGTCCGCATAATTTCTATAATCGATGTATAAATTTTCCTGCCGCCCCTTGCAGTCAGCAAATATGTTGGTTCCTCTACGATTTTTCCTGTGATCTTTACGTTGTTCTCTTCCATCTTCTACTCCATTTCCAGCCCGGCTAATGCTTTTAAAATCTTCCCGCCATTGCTCTCTTCATCTGCCGGTGTTTTTACAGTCAATAACATTCCAGTCTCATTTACCCACAGGACGAAATATCCCATTCCCATAGGTCCTGTCGGAAAGTCTTCATACTCACCTGTTTCGGATAGGCTTACCAATTCCAGAATTTGATCTGGTATGTAACTCATCTCTTTTGTCTCTACATTCTGTAACACTGCCATTCCCCTGTATTTGATTTCTGTATCCTCATACCGGTCTCTGGCTGATAACCATTTCTTGTATTCCCACTCATCCCTTACTTTTAGTTCATACTGCTTTTCTCCTTTTTCATAGGCTCTGTATACTTCGCCCTCTTCCGGAAGATCCCCCACAAGTTCAATGACTGCTGCCTTATTCTTGCTTGTAAAGTCCTTCTCATATACAAATAATATCCAATAGGCTCCCTGTATGAAGTACATTTCCTCTTTCTTTCCTACAGTGAGTCCTGCACCTTTCCATGCATCCTTCAATATTCTCTTAAATATGCTCGTCTTAATAAACATGATGCTCCTTTCCTCTCCCAGAGTTATCTGGGAGATAATGTAATGGCTTACGACAGGTTTTGTGACGTACCTGCTGTTGTATCTTCACGGCACTTGGCCGGAGATGCTATAAAAATTGGAATCCTGGATGTCCTTCTTTCTGCTTTTCATTTTGCGGTTCTTTCATCAACTCTTGCTGATCCAGATAATTTTTCTTGCTGATCTTCATCCAGTCTTTCCGTGTGTGTGACTTTTCATATTCCCTCTGTGCGATCTCGCAAAGCAGTTCTCTTGTCTTTCTGCAATTATGTACAGCTTCTTTCCCGCTTTTATGGTGCGGTTCACACAAATACACTTTCAATCCCTCGGCTTCCGATAGAATTCTCATCCCGGATCCAAACAATACATGGTGTTCCTCCGTATACTGCTGCCGATAGTCTCCATACAGATTGGCACAGAGATAGCACACGCCCTTTTCTGTGTTCAAAATACTTTTCGGATGGCTGATTCTCTTTTTCTTCTTTTTCGGCTTAGGAAACGCCATATCACTATAATCAATACTCATAAAGTAATCACTTTCTTTTTCCAGTTGTCCCATCCGCCTTTTGGCCAGGCAAATTCTTTCTTCAGAAGCTGGATGATTTTATCCGGATCCCCGGATTTTAAGATGTCTTCTATGACTTCCCCTTCCTGAACCACCTCTTCTGTGATCTCATGTACCTGTTTTTCTTCTTCCGGAAGATTCATAACCGGAGCATCCGGCATCAGTTCCGGATAATCTTCCACTTCCATCTGTCCTTGAATCTGTTCTTCTGTTTCTTTTGGCTCTTCCAAAGTTTCCTGTGCTTTTGCAGGTTCTGCCTTTTTCTTTAATGGTTCCGTCTTTAAGACTTCCCTCTCTTTCTTTTCTCTCAGCGGCACCTGATAAACTCTTTCATAGGCTTCTGAATCAGAAGTCTTCCTGCCTTCCGGATAAAAGGTCTGTTCAAATGTTTTGGCCAACTCCAGATAGCTCATCTCTTCTGGTTCTCCCCTGCCGTTGTATGGCATGATCCGAATCTGAAATTCACTGAATAGTGCATTTGCAAATTGCATCCGAAACATCCGGAATTTTGTTGGAGCCACAATTCCCATGATCTCCCGGTTGATCGTACTTGCTTCTTTTGGCTCGTCAGCCCATATCCATTTAGCCATTTTTTCAAAGCAGCCTTTTCCCTCTCCTTTGAAAAATTCATACACTAACGTTTCCGTCCAGCTTCCATGGTGTTCTTCTGGTGCGATGTCGCACAGGCTCATCTGCGGCGAATAACGATCTTCTGTTTCCCGGATAACTTCTTTTACTTCCCGGATTTCCCGTACCGTGGCATCTCTTGGTACCACTTCCCGCACTTCTTCCGGCAATGCCAACATTTCAGACAGCTTACTGCTGCCATATCCCCGGTATTTCTCCTGAATTTCCGGGCTGTTCCCATCAATACTGTATGTATCATTGATCTGCATGAACCGAATTGCCCACGTCCTGCTGATATTGAAGGTTTCCTTTGCAAACTCAAAAACATCTGCATACCCCTTCTCTTTATAAAACTCTGCATCTCTGGTCTTTTTTAAGAGATACCCGACTTTAATGTATCCCTCTGCTATATGTTCCAGTTCTTTTCGTAATGCAATTTCTACTCCCTGCAGTGTACTGATTGTCTGTAATTCTTCCATCTATCCAGCTTTCCTTTCTGTACGTTTCAACTTCTTTCTTTTGAATAGCTCAACAAATTCTTTGACTTCCTCTGTCATGTCTCCGTTATATTTTGCCCGACACTGGATCATCACCCCATTGTTTACCTCCATGGTATAAAACGGTGTCTCCGGATCCTGCTTCTTTCGCAGGAATAGAATCGTTGTCTCTCCTTTTGCCACCCGGTCAATATACGTGGCGACGCAGTGATGCATGGCATTTCCTTCCTGTCGGATTTCATGGATTCGTTTCGGAAGCCTCAATAAAAATTGTTCTGTTTCCATTTCCAGATAACTGTCCCTCTTTCTGTATTGCTCGTACTTTTTGTCTTTTTTATTGTCCAAATCCTCTTTTGCTTTTATTTCTCGTTCTCTGCTCTCTTCAATCAACTCTTCATGACGCTGTTCTAAATTCTTCGGAAATAAGATCCACGACTCTCTCATGTTGTATCCCAGTTCCTCTGCCATCTTCAGATAATCGTGATAGTCCACGGCTCCTCTCTTGTCTTCTCCTAACACTTCTTTGATGTACCGTTCCATCTTGTGAATGGTGGTATACCGGATGTATCTAGTGAATTTTCTCTGAAGCCTTGCAAAAAACTGAATCTGCCGCCATGTTGGATGTAATCCCTTCTCCTGCATTTCATAAGTGGTGTTATATTCCCTTACACTTGGATTCTTTCCAGCCAACAGCTGGTAATATTCCCTGCTGAGCCCTAATATCTTTTTGCAGGACCGTTCTTTCTTCTTTAAGTATCCTGTGTTGTACCCCTGCATCTTTTCTTTGACAATTCTGTAAAACCCACACTTTACCAGCTGTTCGATTCCAGGCATACGCCGGTATCCATCTATATATTGATCCAAATACATTTTTTCTCGATATTTCCCACGTTTCACAAAACATTCCATTGCAGAATACTGAAACGGTGTTCCTTTTAAGATCTGTTTGAGATTCCGGTTATAAATGATCGCTTCATGCTCTACCACTTTATAATATCTCCATCCGTCTCTGTAACACCACCGAACCCAGTCTGTCTGCTTATACTGTTCATATTCAAATTCATGAATCTTTTTTAAATTCCGGTCATACGTGATCCGTATCAGCTCCCAGTGCCCGCCGTTTTCCTTTTGTCCATTCCTGAATTTCCGATAGCACTCAAAATATCGGTATACATATCCCTCTTTTGTTTTCTGCAGGAGCCCTGCATACCCTCTTGCATTGACATTTCCGCCTTTCTTTCGGCTTCTGTAGGTAACAGGATGCTTGCAGGATGGGCATTCTCCCGCGTCTCCATAGTGTGGATTCCGGATTTTCACTTCTCTTCCACAATGTGTGCAATGCCCTTTTGTTACTTTTCTTCCGGCATCATAAAACAAGTACTGGGGAAGGACTTCCCTGTCTACAAAATCATCAAAATCTTTCGGCAGTTCCGGCACCAGCGCCATCTCAGAATCAATTTCATCAATCTCTTTTCGTCCTTTACTATAGCTTTGCCATCTTGCGATTGCTGCACGTGGCTCTTCCTTTCCGTTGTGACAAAATTCTGTGATCCGTTTTCGGTCCTCTTCTCGTATCCATACTTTATTATCACCGTACCAGTACCCTTCTTGTATCTCGCCCCACCCCTCCATGTAACTTAAGTTATCTATTTTTGCCGTTCTCCACTTCTCACACAGATTGTCGTAAGTGTAGTACTTGTTTTCTCCCAAAAGGAATACCCGGTATTTTGGATATGTTGTGCCATTCAGGATCATATCTCTTGTAAATACATCGATCTCTAAAACCGTGTCTGTCTTCTTCGCACGATAGAACCAATAATATGTTGCGCTCCACACAGGCGCTCTTCCACATCTTAGTACCTGATCCCCTTGATCTTCCCTGACTGTCTCTCGCATCGTTTCTGTTGCTTTTAACTCCGGAAGCTTTAATAACTCTCCTCGTCTCATTTCTCCGCCTCCAGATAGTATTCTTCTGCCATGGCAAATACTTCCAGATCCGGCATTGCCACCATTTGTGCCCCTCTTCTTTCTTTGACTCTTTTTTCCGCTTCTTTTCGGATATTCTGCAGACATTCTTTGAGTGTCCGGTTCTTTCTCCTTACCGCTCTGGCCAGAGCTTCTTTTTCAAAACATCTCATAGACAGATACGAGACGATCTCTCCTGCCGGCATCCCGTCTGTTTCCTCCTTTAACTCAACCTGCAGCTTTCCGATGGCCGCATTTACTAAATCTACCAGCTCTTCTGATAAATGCTGCTCATACACTTCCCGGATTCCATCCGGAATCCCATTTTCCTCTGCCAGTACTTTTAAATGCTCCAGATCCTGCTCCTCCAAAAGTCCTTTTGCACATGCATTCAATTCTTCTACGGAATCAAAATTTCCAAATACATCAAACATTCTGTTTTTCCTCCAGTAATCCCTCTAAATTTTCCACGTAATCGTGATGTTTACTAAATCTGACGGCTATTTCATGCCGTTCTTCCAGTTCCTGATACTGCTGCCATAATTCCAGGTTTTTCACCTCTTCCCCAGACGGTTTTCTCCATTCCGCCCGTTTCCACTGCTCCGGCTTCCCGTTTTCGATCATGTTCTTGATAAAAATACAGTCCGTATACAGGGTCACATGACACGGTGCATTTAGTATTTTCAAGGATTTCACGATTCCAAGCAGTACCAGTCGATAATAGGTCGTCTCCTGCTCTTCCCCGCAAATTCCTTTGACCGCCGGTCCTTTGCTTGTCTGACATTCCATTGCTGCCGCCCATCTTCCATCTTTGATACATGGACCTGTCAGGCTTGTCCTTATGTAAATATTTACCTCTTTCATATCAAATTCTCCTGTTCAAACGGATCAGGATGTATCTTCGGTATTTGTATCCTGTTACCGGATTGATTCCTTCATGGTATGTTTCTTTGTCAAGATAATAGCCTTTTGGCGGTTTCGGCTCGTCACTCCATGTTTTTCTTTTGTAAACCTTTTCTTCCGCCACTGGAATCTTTAAATTCTTGCTGCAGGAGTACCGGCTTTCTTTCATCTTGTTCTCCTCATCCGGGGTTTTACTTAAATACTCGGCCAGCTTCCGGAAGCCTCCCTCGTCATACAGCAGATCGATGTGGACGCCTCCCTTTTCCCATGCTTTGCGCATGATCAGATCTGCATCCGGAATCCGGTTGATGACCAGGTGGTGATGGACGCCGCCCCGGCTTCCAATCTCGGTATGCAACATCCATTTCAACTCTGCTCCTCGTTTTCTGTATTGTCTTCTTACCTTATCTCTCCACCGTTCAAAATCCTTGGCAGCCTCTTTCATGTCCTGTGGCCGGTTCTCCAATTTATACGTCAATGTCACCCAGTAGTCATTCTCCTGAAAGTTCAGCTTCATCTTTCTCCAACACTTTCGTTCTTTATTCCACTGATTCACCTTCCTGATCTGCTCCGGTGTGGCTTTCTTCTTTTTCTCTCTTGGCATTCCCGGAGCACCATATCTTCCATTGTGATACTCCATCACTTCTCTGATGTCTCCCAGGTCATAACTCTTTCGTTTATACATCCTGTTTTGCTCCTAAGTTTAATATTCTTATCAAGTTGAAAACGGGAGCTTTTTGCTCTCATTTTCTTTGACATTTTGCCAATACAGGTGTACAATATAAATGAACTTTTATTTTGTTTGTATTGGCAAAATATCCGGTGCATCTGTTTGCGGCAGGTGCACTAATTTTTTACGCTTTTTTCTATGTACCTGCAGCTAAGTTCTAATCCCGCTGTCAGAAGGATCATTCCGATCCATAATGATCCGGTTCCCATCATCATGACTGCACAGATTCCCAATGTGGCTTCCAGGATCCTCAGTAATTCTTCTGCATACCGAAGCTGTCTTCTCTTCCGGAAACTCATACGATGATGTACTCTCCCCCGATCTCTTCTGCTACCTGCTTCGCTTCCTGGTACGTCCCATACTCGCTCCGGATCTTTCCGGATTGCCAGCGAATGATCCATATCTGTTTCCTCTCCTTCTCTTCATTCAAATCCAAGTTCTTTGATCCTTTCTTCGATTAGCTTCAACTCTGCAACAGCTTCTTCCTCTTCCGGAAACTGCCGCAGTTCCTCTCTTCTGCTGACAAGCCTGCTGTACTCAATGACTTGTCCTGCCGTCATGTTCAAGATTCTCTGATCCATTGGTTGCTCCTTTGATTTTTACTGATTTTCTTCCTTGATACTCCAACTCCCTGCAGTAATTGTTTAAGCAGGCAATCGCATGCTGTTTCTGCTGTTCCGAGTAGCCATTTACTCTTTCGGTCAAGCTTAGTTCCTTTATAAACTTATCGATTCGCTGTATGGTTAATCTTTTGTTTTTCATATGTTTGTCCACCTTCCCCCGCCTTCAGGCGGTTTTCTCTTTTCGTAATAATGCCTCCTGGATGATCCTGCAGCATCCGTCTATCAGGCTTTTCACCTCTTCTTCTGTTCGTTCTGCATAACAGTCATCGTGTACACGGATTGTTGCATTTTTTACTTTTACTGTTTCTACGATCAAAATCATCACCTCGCTATTATGTATGCAGGTTGGTTGTCCTATGTATGTTGTCCATCAGCCTTTTTTTCAGATCTACTGTCACGAAATTAACTAAACCTATACTCATGGAATTCTTGAATGGGACTCCACCTATATTTTCCTGCAATCTCCTTAGGTTTGCTTCCCATTCGGATCCATGACAAATCTTTATAGTCTTCTCTCTTGTTTGAAATCACCTCGCTGATCCCAGTGTACGAAGCTTCATCTTCATTTCCTCGCATTTTTAAGCATACTGCTTTTTCTTCGTCCGCATAAATGACTTCTAAAATAGGTCCTTCTTTTAAATAAATAAACTTTCCTTTTTCAAATAACATCTGTTTTTCTATCCAACCTTTCTACTCTAGGAAATACTCAATACTTACACCTATGTTCCCTAACATTCTTCTTTCAATAAACTTCGTATCTGTTGTCTTTTACTCTTTTGTCTCCTATACTGTAATTACAGGTGTTGCAGCACCGAGTATTACGAAAGGAGTGATAATATGTACGATGAAATCAGTTTAGAACAACGTACTCATGATTTAGCCGTTGCCGCTACTGTCCTTTATTACCAACAACAAAATATCGAAATCAGTGAATCGAATGCTTTTGAGTATGGTATGAAGTACAGAAGTTTGCTAAATCAAATTCGCAACTCTATGGAAGAGGGTAAGAGTGATTTACGATAATCTTTCCCTCGATAGGTATTCTTCTACCTTTTGATCAATCGCAATCGGCAGGGCGGTCTTTAGCATTTGTAATTCTTTTAATGTGATTCCTTTTTCTGTACACATTTCTATAATTTCCTTTGCTAAACGCTCTGCATTTCTATAACTTTTCATCGCATCCACTTCTCTCACTTCCTATCAATCCTTCCTACTCCAAGAAATACTCAACACTTACGCCGAAGTAATCTGCTAGAATTTTTAGTTTTTCTGCTTTAGGTTTACTCCTACCTCTTTTCCAATCGGATAATACCGATTGAGCAATCCCTGTATCTTTTGATACTTGATACGCTGTTTTGTCAGTTTTATACAATAGTTTTGAGAATTTTTCGTACAT